GAGGAAACATCACACAAACACAAAGAATTATGGTTGCTGGAGATGGTTCTAATAACAATTTATTTGGTTATGTAGCAAATGATACACTAGATTATTTATGTTACACAACAAGAACTCCAGCAAATCAAGGTAATCTTTTAACTAATAGATTATTCCGAGATCCGTCAGCATGGTATCACTATGTTTTTGTCTGGGATACTGACAATGCAACTGCTGACTTACGACTGCGAATGTACATAAATGGAACTGAAGAAACTTCTTTTTCGGCTGATGTTAATGAGGAGAATGCAGATAGTATATGGAACTCTGCTGTAGAACATCAAATTGCTAAAGGCTGGGATGACCAATATTTTGACGGATATATTGCTGAAGCAGTTTTCACCGATGGTCAGGTGTATGCCCCTTCGGATTTTGGAGAATTTAATTCTGACAGTCCGACAATTTGGCAGCCGAAAGATCCGTCAGGATTGACAATGTCAGGAAATTCTTTTTGGCTTGATTTCGAGGACTCATCGGATTTAGGAAACGATGTATCAGGAAACAATAATGATTTTACTTCAACTAATCTAGCCGCAATAGATCAATGTTTAGATTCTCCCACCAATAATTTTGCAACACTTAATCTGTTACAAAATTATTATGATCCCGGTGTTTTTACACAGGGAAATTGTACATACACAACAGCAGGTGGCACAGGTATGTATTCTTTTAGAACAACTACTTTAGGAATGAGTAAGAGCAAATGGTATATGGAATTTCGGAAAACTACAGGAGATACTAATGCGCAATGGGGATATGCATCTGAATTTCCAACAGCAAATAATAATTACTGCGGTGAAGCAGCTGGTAACTATGGATTGTATGGTGCTACTGGAGGCCTCTATACAAATGCTAGTGTAGTTAGTACTGGATGGGGAACCATGTCTACAGGATATGTAATGTTGGCTATAGATTTAGATAATAATTTTATATATTTCGGAAAAGATGGAACCTGGCTAAAATCTGGAGACCCAACTTCAGGTGCAACAGGAACAGGAGGTCAGAGTATAACAGCTGCATCTGCCTCAACAATTGGACATTATTTTTTTGCTGTGGGAGATTTTTCTAATACTAGTGGTTACGACTTTCAATGTAATTTTGGTAATGGAAGTTTTGGAGAGACAGCTGCAGGAGCAACTAACGCAGATGATAATGATCAGGGTATCTTTAAATATGATGTGCCTACAGGCTATTACGCACTATGCACTAAAAATTTAGCGGAGTTCGGATAATGGCTTATACAGCGATAGATGACGCAGGTGCTAATTATAGTACCGTCCTTTATACGGGAACAAGTTCAAGTAATGCCATTACAGGCGTTGGATTTGCACCTAATCTGGTTTGGTTAAAAGATAGAGATCAAACCTATTATCCTACATTTTTTGATACTGTAAGAGGAGTTACAAAACTACTATATAGTAACTCAACTGATGATGAAGCAACTGATGTAAATAGTTTAACAGCTTTTGGTGCTGATGGATTTACTGTAGGAAGTAATAATAATGAAAATTATAGTGGTGATGATTTTGTTTCATGGAATTGGAAAGGTGGAACGACTACAGGAATTGACACTACTGGTTCTACGATTACTCCAACTGGTTACAGTTTTAATCAGGACGCCGGATTTTCCGTTATAGCATATACTGGAAACGATACTGCTGGTGCATTGGTTTCTCATGGCTTGGGTGCTGTACCAGAGGTTATATTTGTTAAATTAATAAGTACAGGAGCTGAAGGTTGGCAGTGTTATTTTAAACTACTGGGAAACACTAAATATATGGTGTTAAATACAACTGCTTCGGTAGCGACATCTACACTTAGATGGAATGATACTACACCTACTTCAGTAAATTTTTCTTTAGGGACTGAAACGAGTGTTAATGGAAATACGTATGGCTATGTGGCTTATTGTTTTGCACCAAAACAAGGCTATAGCGCCTTCGGGACCTACGAATCAAACGGAAATGCAGATGGCACGTTTGTCTATACTGGATTCCGGCCAGCATACATTTTGTGTAAAAGTTTTGATGGTACAGGTGATTGGTATCAGTTTGACAATAAAAGATTAGGATATAATGTTGATAATAATAGCCTTACACCTAATACAACAGCAGCGGAAGGGACTTCCGATAAAATGGATATACTTTCGAACGGATGGAAATGGAGAACCAGTGGAACACTTAATAATGCTAGTACATGCATATGGATGGCATTCGCAGAATCACCTTTCGTCAATTCAAACGGTGTACCTACCAACGCAAGATAACAGTCTCCTTGATTTTTTAACTCCTACTAGAATCTTTAAAGCCACGATGGTAAAATAAACCAATCATGACTTTACAAAAAGTAGAATTAGCTCCTGGTTTTAACAAGCAGGCTACTGCTTCTCAAGCAGAAGCCCAGTGGACTGATGGCGATAATGTACGTTTTCGTTATGCTTCCCCTGAAAAAATCGGAGGATGGGATCAAAAAACTACCGATACTTTAGTGGGTGCGGCGAGAGCTCTTAGCACCTGGTCAGATACTGAAGGAACCAAATACGCAGCTGTGGGAACCCATAAAATGCTGGGTATATATGCAGGAGATTCTTTTTATGATATTACTCCTTTAGCCAATACAATTGCCACCTGTACCATCACCAGTACTACGGGTTCTAGTACAGTTACTATCGGCAAAACTGCACACGGCTTAGCCGAAGGCGATTTACTTATCTTTGATAATGTCACTATTCCAGCAGGATGCAGTTTTACTACTGGTGATTTCACAACCAATACTTTTGAAATTCAAGCAATAACTGCTAATAATTTTAATGTAGTAATGACTTCTACTGAAACAGGAGGAGGAGCTTCAGCTGGAGCAGGCTTAGATACTGAACCTTATGAAGTTGTTGGTCCTGTTAATCAAACTTTTCAATATGGATGGGGTACAGGAACCTATAGTACCTCAACATGGGGAACAGCACGAACTTCATCTCAAATTATCTTGGAGCCAGGCAGTTGGTCTTTGGATAATTTTGGAGAAAAATTAATTGCAACTATTCATAATGGTAAAACATTTATCTGGGATCCCAGTTTATCTAACCCTCTAACGAGACGGGCAATTATTGCTGCTACTAATCCCACAAAATCAGTAATGTCTATTGTTTCTGATCGGGATCGACATTTAATTCAATTAGGTACCGAAACTACTATTGGCGATACTACAACTCAAGATCTGATGTATGTTCGCTTCTCGGATCAAGAAGATGAAACAGACTATGTTCCTACCTCTACTAATACTGCAGGAACGATGTATCTGGATCAGGGAAATAAAATTATGGGAGCTGTTCAAGGAAAAGATTATATTTTAATTTTAACGGATACGGCGGCTTACATTATGCAATATGTAGGACCCCCTTTTACCTTTAGTATCAGACAGGTAGGATCTGATTGTGGCCTCATTGGCCAACATGCTATAGCCTATGCTAATGGTGTAGTATTCTGGATGGGAAATGGTGGAGGATTTTTCATGTTTGATGGATCAGTTAAACCCGTTCCGTGTTTAGTGGAAGATTTTGTATTTACAACCGATGGAGATAATTTAGGTATTAATTATGATACTGGAGGAGAATTAGTTTTTGCTGGACACAATGCTTTATTCAATGAAGTTTCTTGGTTCTACCCACAAGCAACAGCCGATCAAATAGACCGAATTGTGACTTTTAATTATATGGAAAATGTTTGGACAACAGGAACTTTAGATAGAACAACCTGGAGTAATCCTGATATTTATGCTTTACCTTTTGCTACTGAATATGAATCTGGATCCAAGCCAACTCTTCCTACAATTAATGGAGTAACCAATGGTAGGAGTATTTTTTATGAACACGAAACAGGAAGTGATCAAATCCGTCGGTATAGTACGGGCAATGTAACTTCAGCTATTTCTTCTTCTATTCGCTCAGGTGATTTTGATCTAGATGTAGATGGAGATGGTCAATATTTTATGAGTATCAGACGATTTATTCCTGATTTTAAACACCTTAATGGAACAGCTAATGTTACTATTTATTTGCGCAGATTTCCAAACGATACAGCCACTACTTCACCTTTAGGGCCCTTCACCGTTTCTACAAGCACGGAACAAATATGGACTAGAGCACGAAGCAGATTAGCTAGTTTTGAAGTATCCGCAGATGAACTAGCCAGCAATTGGCGATACGGATTATTTAGATTTGATTCTCGACCAGATGGAATGCGCTAATGGCTAAAGT